GCTAAATTAGCAATCGCTGCAAAAAAATCAGGTATCACTGGTAAACGTGCTAGACTTGCTCAAACTTTAAAAGGATTAAAAAAATGAAAAAATTAGATAAACCAATGTTTACAGATAAAAGAAAAAAACCAATTACTGTTAAAGGAACTAAATCTCCAAAAAAATTATCAGGTAGTATGTCTGCTCCAACAATGGATATGACATCTCCAATGACTCCTGATATGTCACCTAATATGTCATCACCCACACCAGCTGCAGATGCATCTGCACCAGCATTTAATAAAGGTGGAATAGTTTCTAGGGGTCAAGGCAAAATTATGAGAGCTAAGACTACTAAATATTGCTAATGGCTAAACAAGGTTTATACGCAAATATAAACAAAAGAAAAAAATTAGGAATAAGTCGTCCTAAATCTAAATCTACTATTTCTAAAAAAGCTTATTCTAATATGAAGAAAGGTTTTCCTAAAAAGAAATAATGGCTGGACTTGGTATTCATAATAGAGGTTGTGGTATTGCTAGAATTCAAAAAGCAGATGGTGGATCAACTCCAGCATGGCAAAGAAAAGAAGGTAAAAATCCAGAAGGTGGCTTAAATAAAAAAGGTATAGCTTCTTATAGAAGTCAACATCCAGGTTCAAAATTATCTTTGGCGGTTACAACAAAACCTAGTAAATTAAAAAAAGGTTCAAAATCAGCAAATAGAAGAAAGTCATTCTGTAGTAGAATGAAAGGGATGAAAGCTAAATTAACTTCAGCCAAAACTGCAAGAGACCCAGATTCAAGAATTAATAAATCTCTACGTAAGTGGAATTGTTAATATAAACAATAAAAGGAGAAGAGAATGGAAACAGTTGATATCGCTTCTAAATTACAGCGATTTATGAAAGAACAGTTAAAAAATCTAACTGCTATCGTGACTTCTGGTGGTGTTGACAATATGCCAGATTACAAGTATATACTTGGACAAATTCGTACATACGAATTTTTATTACAGGAAATCTCTAACCTGCTAAACAAAAAGGAGCTAAAGGACAATGAGCAAGGAAACGTTATTAAACTCGACTGATGTTCAGTCTAAAGAAATACCAAAGACCGTTCTAGGTCTTGAAGAAAAATATCAAGAAGAAAATAAAAAAATAGAAGATAAAACTGTAAGAGCTGAAAACATTTCAGAATCTTTAATTGATAGTTTGCCAACACCAAGCGGTTGGAGATTATTAGTATTACCATTTACACCTAAAGATAAAACTAAAGGTGGAATTATATTTGCACAAGAATCATTAGATAAATTAAGAATAGCTACTAACTGTGGTTATGTATTAAAAATTGGACCATTAGCGTATCACGATAAAGAAAGATACCCTACAGGACCATGGTGTAAAAAAGGAGATTGGGTGATTTTTGCTCGTTATGCGGGTTCAAGATTACCAATAGAGGGTGGAGAAGTGCGACTACTAAACGATGACGAAGTACTTGGGATTATTAAAAATCCTGAAGATGTTCTTCATCACATTTAAACATAGGAGGCACTATGCCAATAGAAGATAAGAAACCAAAAAACGATCCAATGATCGATGTCGGCGAAACTGAAGGCGCTGATGTTGAATTAGGAAACAACGAGCAAGCGAAAGCCGTTGCAGAAGAGAAAAAAGAAGAGAAGATAGAGGTTCAACAAGAGCCAGAAAAACCTGTTGTTGAAGATAAAGTAGAAGAGAAAAAAGTTGATTCTAAAAAAGATGGTTTAGAAGAATATAGCGAAAGTGTTAAAAAGCGTATTGCTAAACTAACTCATAAGATTAGAGAAGCTGAAAGACAAAGAGAAGAAGCTATTCATTTTGCTAATTCTGTTAAAGCAGAAAAAGAACAAATTGAATCTAGAATACTTAAAACAGATCAGAGATATGTTTCTGAATTTGAAAATAGAGTTAAATCTAGTTTAGATAATGTAAAGATAGCTTTAAGATCTGCTATTAATGCAGGAGATATAGATGCTCAAGTTTCTGCGCAAGAACAAATTGCACAGTTAACTATGGAAGCAGCTAGATTAAATTCTATTAAATCTTCTCAAGAATTACCTAAACAGCAAAAAGAAGTTACAATTAATCCGCAACAACAATTTGCTCAAACACCACAAACTGACCCTAAAGCTGAAGATTGGGCTTCTAGAAACAGTTGGTTTGGTAATGATTCTGCTATGACTTATACTGCATTTGATATGCATAAAAAGCTTGTAGAAGAAGAGGGAATGGATCCTAGAAGTGACGAATATTATGCAGAAATTGATAAAAGAATAAGACTTGAATTTCCGCACAAATTTGCTACAAAGGAAACAGTATCTACAGAAAATACAGTTAAACCTGTACAGAATGTAGCTTCGGCTAATCGTCCTAGCCAATCAGGGCGCAAAAAAACTGTGAGGCTCACACCATCACAGGTAGCAATTGCTAAAAGATTAGGTGTGCCACTTGAAGAATATGCGAAACATTTAACCACGAAGGAGGTATAGGCATATGGTAAACGAAAACGATACAATTAAGACTTCCCGTGCGAGCGAAACTAGGGCTAAAACAGATAGACCTAAAGTTTGGACTCCACCATCATCTCTTGATGCACCACCTGCGCCGCAAGGCTTTAGACACAGATGGATAAGAGCTGAATCATTAGGCTTTGACGATACTAAAAATATCACAGGCAGAATGAGATCAGGTTATGAATTAGTTAGATCTGATGAATACCCTGAGGCTAATTATCCAGTCATTAAAGACGGCAAATACGCAGGAGTCATTGGAGTTGGCGGCCTAGTGCTGTCTAGGGTACCTGAAGAGATCGCTAAGTCTCGTGAAGATTACTTTGCAAAAAGAACTCAAGAACGAGCTGACGCTATTGCGAACGATCCTATGAAGGAACAGCATCCAAGTATGCCAATCAGCAATGAAAGGCAAACTCGTGTAACTTTTGGTGGTACAAAGAAGGACTAATTATTTAGTAATTCCTAACCAACAAGGTTTAAAAAAAAACTTAACGGAGTAAAAAAAATATGGCAAACTCAACTAAAGCCTTTGGTCTTAGACCATTGGGTAAAGTAGGTGGTGGTTATGCTAGTGGCGGACAAGACTCATTCTATATCTTTGACAATGCATCTTCATCGATGTTTCAAGGAGATTTAGTGGCTCTTGGTTCTTCTGGAACTTTAGTTCCAGTTACGTCATCTGCAACTGCATCCGTATTGGGAGTATTCAACGGTTGTTTAATCGAAGTGAATCCTAACAATAGAAATAAACCAACTTGGCAAAATTATTACAGCCAAACAGATATTGCACAAGGCAATATTTTTGGTTATGTAATAGATGATCCAAATCAACTGTTCTTGGTTAAATCAACTAACGTGCAAAGCATCGTAGGTGCTAGCGCTGTTGGTGTAGCTTACGATATAGTATATGCTGCAGGAAGCACCGTAACTGGTATTTCTGGAGACTATCTAGATCTTAATGCTAGTACATCTGGTCAATTATTAATATTAGGCCCTTCAAACTTTATCGGTAATGAAGTGAATAATGCTAATGAAGACTACGTTGTTAAGATTAAATCAGGTCAATCAATACTATAAGGAGTATATAAACTATGGCTATCTCAAGATCACAACTAGTTAAAGAACTAGAACCAGGTTTAAACGCTCTGTTTGGACTTGAATATAAACGTTACGAAAACGAGCACGAAGAAATCTTCGATAAAGAAACTTCTGAAAGAGCATTTGAAGAAGAAGTTATGTTATCAGGATTTGGTAATGCTGCGGTAAAAGCTGAAGGATCAGGCGTGTCTTATGACCAAGCCAATGAAACCTTCACTGCTAGATATACGCACAATACTATAGCTCTTGCGTTCGCAATCACTGAAGAAGCGATTGAGGACAATTTGTATGACAGACTTGCGTCTAGATATACAAAAGCATTAGCTAGATCTATGGCGAATACTAAGCAAGTAACAGGCGCTAACGTATTGAATAATGGATTCAGCACATCTTATTTAGGTGGTGATGGATCTCCTTTATTCTCTACAACGCATGCTACAATCGCTGGTACGTTTCAAAACACACTAACAACTGCCGCTGACTTAAACGAAACATCTTTAGAGCAATCTCTTATTGATATTGCTAACTTTACAGATGAGCGTGGATTAAAAGTTGCTGCACAAGGAACTAAATTAATTGTTCCAGTGCAACTTCAGTTCACAGCTGAACGTTTAATGAAATCTGCAGGTAGAGTTGGAACGTCTGATAACGATATCAATGCAATCAAAAACATGGGAATGGTTTCTGGTGGATACACTGTAAATCACTTCTTAACTGACACTGATGCATTCTTTATTAAAACAGATGCTCCAAATGGACTGAAGTATTTCGAAAGATCTCCTATCAGAACATCTATGGAAGGTGATTTCGACACTGGTAACGTAAGATACAAAGCTAGAGAAAGATACAGCTTCGGCTGGTCTGACCCTAGAGGTGTTTACGGTTCTCCAGGAGCGTAAGGACTTTTATTTACAAGGCGGGCTTGACTCGCCTTGTAAATCCCTATAAAGACATCTGTGAGAAGATGACCTACCTAATAAGATTATTTATAAACGGAATTAAAATCCAATTTACCTTGGAATCTGAACCCATAAATTCAACAGAATCTTTACATCAGAAAGTACTTGACTTTCTGGGAAAAATGAGTAAAGAACAATTAGAAAAAAGTATTACTGATAAACATATTAGTAACTTTTTT